CCGTTAACCCGAACCCCCGCCCAGGGTAACGAGATTTCTAACTTAATTCTAATTATTTCTTAACAGTATTCACAAAACAAAATATAATTTTCATGTTATACTTAGTATATAAGTTAGGAGGGATTAAATGAATATAGATAAGATAATTATTTCCAGACAACAAAAAACCATCTGTGATTTAAAAACAGAAATAATCTTTTTGAAGGATAAAATAAGATACCACCAAAAGAAATTAAAAGAAACTACGGAAGAACTAAATGCTGAAATAACTTACTGGGAAGAAACAGCAATATACTGGCGACATCATTATGAGGAAGCTGAACAAGAATTATTAAACAAAACACTTGACAACTAAAACACCAAATGTTAAACTTAATTCAAGGTTAAGAAATAACCTAACAAAAACTTAAACAGTAGAGGAGAAATATATTATGAATAACGTAACATTACTAGGACGCGTAACTAAAGACTTTACAGGAACTAAAACAGACAAAGGGTTAGTAATTGCGCGTAACAGTTTAGCAGTTAACCGACCAACAGAAGGAGCAGACTTCATTAACATCGTGGCATTCGGTAAAACAGCTGAAACACTAGGAAAGTTTGTTAAAAAAGGTCACCGCGTTCTTATTCAAGGTCATATTCAAACAGGTTCATATGAAAAAGAAGTAAAACAAGTATACACAACAGACGTAGTTGTTGACCGATTTGAATTCATTGAATCAGCACCAAAGAAAGAAGAATCGCAAAAACTTCCATTCTAATAAAACAGAGATGAGAGCTTAGGCTCTCTCTCTCATTTGAACTAATACTGACATATATGTCAAGGAGGATATTATAATGAATAAGTTTTTATGGGTATTAAATGCTTTTCTATGGACATGTGTTATTATCGCCTGGACGATGTTTTTTACAGCACCTATTGAAAGAGAAAACGAAAATGAACAAATCACATCTATCACCACACAACAGAGTGAAATTAGCTCAACAACTGAAGAAACACAAGCAACAACAGCAAGCACTACTTATCAAACTGAATCAACTACACAAGAAACAGTAACTACTCCTGTTTATACACCAGCTAATACAGAAGAATACACTGTAGGTAATTATATGGGCTACGATCCAAATTTACAAGGCGAATCTTATCAAATCACTAGAAATAGTGACGGCGTAAAAGGTGTTATCACAATAGACAGTCAAGCGAATATGCAATGGTATTACTATGATGCTTCAGGAATCCACACTAATGGGAGAGGATAAAAATGCCTAAATACAAAGTCACAGACAAATCTTATGGAAATTACAATGGTCGTTTAAGATACGATTATGCTTTTGATACGGATAAATTCAACGCATTAGCCAGGGACACAGAACGAGTTTTAAAAGGTTTAGAAAATGCCTTTAACTATTTACCAGGAGAGCATAAATTTGACTTTAAACATCCTATTGCCTACATTGATGCTAAGGCTTTGGTAACAGGTGCTTACGTTGCCCCAGTAAGGGCAATTTTGAATCATTTCTCAGAACGAAGCAGAGAGCATAGAGCAAACAAACAAAAAGAAGTCATTGCTAGGGATGCTATGAATGCACAATCACCAAGACAACTCATTCAAGAATTAAACAAACTAAATAAACTATTTGATAAATATGCAGATGACCAATTCAAAAACAAAAGAAAATTTTCTGTCGTTGCATATAATGAATTAGGTTATAACGGCTAAGGAGAGGTAATAAATGGCACTATTTAAAAAACCAACGGAAGAGGAAAGATTTTTAAAATTCATTGAGAAATTCAGAAAAGAAAACATCCCTTCTAACTTTAACCAAGCAAAAGGGGTTGAAAACTTAATAAATCCTGATAATGATTACACCGTTTCTATCTCTTCACGTACAGACGGTAAGTCATTTAACTATATGGGTATGCTAATGGCTGTCGCCTGGGAGTTTGATTTAGGTCTTCTTTTCTTAGACCGTCACTATACAGTAAGACAAGCCTACATGGAAAATATATGGGAAATTATGCACGTCATGCCACACTTTGATGAAAAAGAATTAGCTTTCGAAAGAAGTGATGAATATGTAGAAGTTATTTACAAAGATAAAACAATCGGAGCAATAACCGATATCAATAACAGTTCTGACTTAAAGAACCATTCGCATTTCTTAGCTAAATTTCCTATCATGATTTATGATGAGTTTTTAACAATTGAAACAGATTATGTTCCTTTAGAAGAGAAACACTTTGAACGAATCTATCGTTCAGTTGACCGTAACGACAACATCCCTTTGATAGGTTTCCCTAAAGTATTTCTTTTAGGTAATCCAGAAAACTTTGCTAGTCCTCTAATTGCTATGCTTGATCTGTATAACAAGTTAGAGAAACATCCTATCAACACTGGTAAACACTACGATAACATCTATCTGGAAATGTTTCGAAACGATAATCAGAATGCTAAGCGTAACCTTAGAGCATTCAAACATGCGGATACAGCTTCTATCAGTGGGGAGTTTGTAATTAATAATACCTATATTGCTAATGATGATATTAGGGAAAGCATCAAAGTTGGCGGGTTTAACTACTTCTTTATCAAATTAGAAGAAGGTTTCTTAAAAGTAACCTACAACATAAACACTAAAAAGACTTTATTATCCTATGCTCTTAGTTCTTCTGAGTATGATTTTTGCACTCAGGTCGTTGACAAGAAAGATGATGTCATTTACTTAAATGAAAATTATTATAAAGATACTCATTTAAAATACCATGAGAGAGGTTATTATTATTATGATAATGCTTATACTAAGTCATTATTAACAAGAGATAGTACACTTGTCGAATTAAAAATATGGAAGTGTGTCTCTAAACATGCAACAGAAAATATGGAGAACCACAGCGAAAGAATCGATAAAGTCTATAAAGATATGTATATGGAAAATACTCTTAAAAATCTACAGAAAAAGTTTGCTGGTTTTTAACATATATGTTATAGTGAGTTTGAGGTGATAAGATGAAATTTGTTCAATGGTTAGACAATACAACAGAAGATGATTTACTTAAATATCTTAAAAAATCAAAGACACACCACTTTGATATAGATATTGAAACATTTTCCTATAACATGAAAATGACTAAGAAAGCACCCACTCTTACTAAGAGCAGAATGTTTACTTTTACAGCCAGCTGGTATGACGAGACAGGGCGAATCTATACACTATCTACACCCTCACTAAAATACTTCATAGACGACTATTTATTACCTTATGCTGGAAAGTCTAAAGGTAAATCAAAGAGAAGTGGGTTCAAAAGAGTAAATTTTTACGTTCATAACGGGAATAAGTTTGATAATCACTTTTTAGCAAAAGAAATACACGAGACCTACAATGCTGCATATAAAAACTGGGAAGACGATAAAAGCAAAGTAAAGATAAACCTGGGAAAGCATATGACAAAAGGAGAGACAACAGAAAATTACATTCTTGAAAAAAGAGTGAAGGGTATGTCTCATTTATCCTTTTCAGCTGTCATACATGATTTACAAATTGACACATATGACACAGTGATGAAAACAGGATGCTCGCTGGCGGTATGTGGTCAAATGTTAAAAGCTGCTGGATGTATCACAGAAGATAAACTGAAAACTTCTTTTGACTATGCTAAATATCATTATCAAGAAGATATGACAGATAGAGAAGCTGAGATTTTAGCTCTCAACTTGTTTCAAGAATTATCTGAAGAAGAGTGGATATACATTGCCAATGACACGTATATTCTCTCTTCTTTAAGAAGAGACTTTGACAAAATATTCCCAGGTTTTGACTTTAACAAACAAACCAAAACCCAAAACATTATAAACGCTTATAAACGTAACCGATTAGCAGAATATCAAATTTTAGGAAAAATAACTGTACAAGGAGAAACAGATCTAAGACCTGAAATTTATGAAGTGAACTACAGTGACTATGAAGTACAAGGAGAAAATCTAGCTAAAATTATTCAGAATTTCTATAAGGGTGGTTTAAATTTTTACAACCAAGAGTATGTAGGTAAACTATTAACAGGAGAATTTATCAGTTTTGACATTAACAGCTCCTATCCTTCGATTATGTATGAATTTCCAATGCCCTATCTTATTAGAGATCATTATGAATTTCCTTGTATTAAGAAAGTATCAACAAACATACAGGAAGAATTTACCTTATATAAACTAACAAAAGTTACGTTTAACCGTATTTTAGACTTAATAAATAGTCGTATAGTAAAGCAAATGCTAACGAAGTATTTTAGACGTGAAGGTGAATATGTTTATGTAACAACTTGGACCTTTAAAATGTTAAAAGAGAATTTTCATATTGATATCCCTGAAATTGAATGCGAACAGTGGTTCGAGTTTAGTGTGGAATATTTTGGCGCTAGGGATGCGATCACAGAATTTTATTTCACGAAAACACAAGGGAAAGCTAAGAACGTGGTGGAATTTGTTGATAACAATCCTATGAACATTGTCGTTCATGAAGATCAACTGAATGAAAAAGTTTTTACAAAGCAAATGATTGACATTGCGAAGGTGAATCTGAACGGGATATATGGCGCTCCAGCTTTAAAACCGGCTTACTCTATCGGTTATCGTGATGAAGACGGTCATTTACATGTACAAAGGAATGGTTATCTTAATACGGAACGCAATGCGATGACTAGTGTTTTCACGACAGGCGGTGCTTTATGGCGGTTGACTCAACCATTACAATATTTAACAAGTGAGGAAATCGATGATGCATTTTTATACTGTGATACAGATAGCCTCTATATGAAACGTTACATCTTACCTAAATTACCTAAAGAAATGTTCCACCCTATGAATTTAGGGTCATGGGATATTGAGCATAACTTAATTACTGAATTTTATGTGCTAAATCATAAAAAATATGCCTTTTATGATAATGGAATTGTTTTTCATTGTGGTGGTGTTCCTGAAAATGCTTTTAACACAGACATGTCATTCAAACAATTCATTGATCTTCAATTTCATAAGGGTGTATCCCTACCAAATAATCGATCCATTAATACAAAAGAAGGAACGGTGGTCATTTACGAAAGCTCCACGACCTTAGATGAAGGGGGGAAATATCCTACACACTATACAGATGAAGATGAATTAATTGAACAATACGTTAAAAACGAAATGAGAGAGCAATTAGACAAAGAAGACGATAACGACATGCTTTACATCGAATACGAATTAGGTTCAATGGCACTTAAAGACGTATATCCCTTCGAATATGAAACAGGAAAAGAAAGTTTAGCAGGGCTTTATTACGATTCAGGAGATATTAGAAATAATGTTTCTTGAATTATTTTAAACATTTATGTTGACATATATGTTATAATGAGTTATAGTTAAGTCATAAGAGAAAGGGGTAAATAAAAATGATTAAAGAATATGACTACTTACAAGAAAAGATTTATGAGGTAACAGTTTTAATAGGAACAGCAGAAGTTCGTTATTTTGTAAAAGGGGAAACATCTTCACATGCACAACATCGTTTTATGAAAATGACTCAAAGACAAAACTTAGAATTCACATACAAATCCGTTAAGGAGATTACTATACTATGAAATTGTTTAAAATTACTTATCACGATGCCTGGGAAAGTAAAACACTTGAAACATTTATTTTTGCACAATCAGCTTTGGCTGCTGAGGTTATATTTACAGAAGAGGAAGACTCTTTTTGCCAGGTAATTGATGTGCGGGAGGTTCAATGACAGCATGAATAAAGAAAGATCAGAATTATTAAGACGTTTTTGGACGGCTATGGATGTGTTAATTGAAGAACAAAAGACAACTATTTCAAAGGTGGTAGGAAACAATATTTCCTTAGCTAAACAAAAAGAATTGAATCCCACATTGGATCGAATGAGATTATTTTCTGAACGGTTAAACCTAACCTTTACGGAATACCTAACAAAAATCACGAACGAAATGGAGAAAATTCAATGACGTTAAAAGACAATCTAAAAAATGGACTAAATCATGAAAAAAATTACATGAATAAAAAACCTATCACCTGGCTTACTTGTAAAGAAAATGATAACTATGAAGTAAGCGAGTTAGGTGATGTGAGAAACAAGAAAACGAAAAGACTTTTAAAACCTAAGGAACGAAAGTCAAATGGTTATTTAGAGGTTCAATTTCATTCTGAAGGCAAAAGATCCTATCATTATGTCCATAGGCTTGTGGCTAATAATTTTATCCCTAATCCTGAGAATCTAGCGCAAGTGAATCATAAAGATGAGATAAAATCAAACAACTGTCGTTTTAATTTAGAATGGATGAGTCCAAAAGAAAACTCACAATATTCAAGAGGATTCCCTATCGAAGCTCGAGATATTGACGGTAATTTAGTTAAACATTTCAATTCGTTAAGAGAAGCGATTGCTGAAGGATATTACACAACACAAATAAAACGTTCATTCATGTTTCAACTCCCTTATAAAGGTTTGTATTTCACTGTAAAGGGAAGATTAGCTGACGAATATAAAGGGGTGTAAAAATGGCTATAACTAAACAAGATTTTGCCAATGCTAAAATAAGTGAGTCTTTTGGTATCTCTGATGATGTATTAGTAAAATACGTACAAAATAATGTATATGGATCACGATGGTGGCATTACTGGAAAGATGATGAAGCTAAAATAAGAGAAACATTTAACATTGCAAGACAAAACGGCATGTCCGCTGCTCTCTTAGTCGTAAAAGAAAAGGTAGAAGGTGTTGGCTACACGAATCATGATATTGATGGATGGGGTAATCATTATGATAAACCTGACCCCAACCCATTAGTTGACTTGGCTAATTATGCTCAAGCGACTGTTAAAACAGCCAATTCTACAGCTTATAATCCAGCCTGGGTCGACGCTGGTAATCCTGTTAACTGTGTTCCTACGGGTGTTATTCAATCAGGTAATGCAGACTTTAAAAATACTCCTGTTGGAACTATTAAAAGAGCCTATGTGCCAATGACAGCTGCCACTACATGGGCTTATTATTATCCTCAAGCGTTGAACGCTTCAGTAAATGGGGTTCGGAATTATGGTAACCCTATACAACAGTGTACGGATTATTTAAATGAAATGGGTGCAAAAATAACAGGTTCCGGAGGTTCTGGAAGTGGTGGAACAACCCCAAAGCCTGAAAAACCGGATGTGAAGCCAAATGTTCCAAATCAAAACACCCCTTTGGAAGGGAGTGGTTCACACTCTACAGATCCTTCTAACGTTTTAGCAGCTATCCAAAAAGCGATCGATCAAATTATGGATTTGTTAAATCAACGCTATTTCAAATCCAATTTAGAGATTAGAGGGTCAAAAACAGGGTTGATGTTTACACAAGTAAATAATGACTTTGTTTTTACAGGTGAATGGTTCAAAGAACAGGTTAAAAAAGCTACAGATACTTTAAACGATACAGTCAAAAATGAGTTAGAAGAATCAGGAAAAGTACAAGATGAATTGCCTAACGGAGTAAATCAAACAGTTGAAATTTTACTAACAAGAGCCTTAAAATATGTGGATAGTGAGGTTAAATATGATGAAGCAAAAGATGGTAATCCGGAAAAAGGAGCAACTGATAACGCTCGTTTCATGTCTTGGTGTGTTCAAACGATTCATCCTTCACTTAAAGGATCTTCTCATAAAGACTTCTTTAATAAATTCAATGCTGCTGGTTATGTAAGACATCGTGGTGTATGGTCAGCTATAGCTAAAAACTTACAAATAGGAGACATTGTTTGTTGTGCTGATAACCTAACATCTGATTCAGGGGGTAAAGAATATTTTATTGCTTTAGGCAATGACAAGTGTGTAGAAGCGTACCCCTGGGAAAACGGTCAACGAACATCTAAAAATGGTCAACCAGTTGGAAAAGGAATAGCTAAATTCAAACTATCTGAACGAGCTGCTTTAGGTTGTGCAGATATCGCCATTATTAGACCTTATTCACCTAAGGAAGTTGAAAATCCAACGCCAACGCCGACAGACCCTAAACCACCAACCTCATCCATTCAACAAGCTTTAGCACATATTAAATCTTTTATGGGTAATACCATAGGTAATGGGCAATGTTATGGATTATGTGCTGAATATGCTGGATTTTTAGGAGGTCCTGGTTTAGGAGCTGGAACAAAATACGGGATTACAGGTTTAACAGGTCAAGGTTCTACTGCTGCCGCTGCGGATATTGGTATTTGTTACAATTGGGCAGCCTATGGATGGACTATGATTCAAAATCCTTCTCTTTCTCAAATTGTTCCAGGATGTATCCTGAACATAAGAAGAAGCGCCAATGTGACGGAATCGATGGGAGCTGGAACGTCTGCATGGTTTAATTGGTCAGCTGATCCAACCTACGGACACACATTAGTCGTTGAAAAAGTAAACGGTGATAGTTTAACTGTTTTAGAACAGTGGGGTGGATCTCGTCAGTATACAATGAACAACATGATGGCTTATAGTGGTTCTGGCGCATCAGGAATTTCAAGTATCTGTATTCCACCTAGTGCATAAATAAAAATCGCCACCGAAAAGAAACGAAAAAAGAGACTCGCCATAGGCGAGCCTTTTTTCTTTTTATAGCGTTAAATAGATACTATCGATACGAACATCATTCACAGAACCTTCACCGTTAGATTTGTTAGCTCTACGTAGAATCACGTCTACTTTTTTACCTTTGAATTGAGCTTTCTTAACAGTTACGTCAAACCCAAGCTCTTGTCCACCTTGATAACCATATGCTTTTTTCACGTCTGGGCGTTTAATTCCTTGTGATTGTACACGTGTCAACTCTTTACCGGTTCCATGTTGCATGAAGAGTACATAAGCATATTTTCCAATTGGACCTTGTGGTTTATCAGGAACTAACCAACCAGCTACACGAATTTGCCCAGCAGGTTCTTCACGATACTTATCAAGCTTTCCCCAAGCATTTCCCTGATGCTTAGGTTTAGAAGCCGCCACAGCCTCGTCATGACCTTTAGGTGTTGATGGTTTAGCTGGGGCTGGCGTTGATCCATTCATGTGTTTTTTGATTTCAGCAATAAAATAAGCTTGTGTTTTACTACCCGCTCCATGCTGCTCTTGTGAGCGGTGAGGACAAGCAGTTGAACTGAAGGTATTATGCAAACGAACGGTTGTTGTATTTGGTTGTAATCCATGACGTTTCAAGATTTCAGCCGCTAATTTAATAGCACGTTTCTCATTATCTAAAAACTGAGCTAAATTACCCATAGATTGACAAGCTTCAATTCCGATAAAGTTAGCATTGCCGTCACTATTTGCCGTATGCCATGCCATATTTGCTTCGTCCTCTACTTGTAAAATTCCGTCAGAAGCCAAATACCAATGGGCGAAACCATTAGCAGCATTCGCATCAGTTAAATAACCTCTATAAAAAGAGCAAGTTGCTCCATTTGAACCAGCATCATTATGAATCACCACACCTTTTACTTTTCCTTGTCTACGTCCAGCAATTCCTTTTGTAATCATTCTTCGTCCTCCTTAATAAATTTATCACTAATTTTTTCAATCATGCTTTTAATGATTTCCACATCACCTAAAGCTTCTGTTAACTTCTGAATTGTTTCTTGATATCGTATCTCACGCCAGTTATTCGTTTTCATTACCCATACAAACAAACCAAAAAACAAGACAGCAAAACTAATTTCCTTCGGGTTTGTTAATAAATTTTCAATAAATTGATCCATCGAATCACCTCCCTTCATACCCTTCATTATACCACTAATTATCATCAAATTCTAATTTTATTTTCAAGAACATCTTGAGAAAAAGGGTTTTTCACATTATTAGGATTATGCCAAAATTTAACCCCTATTTGTAATAATGCTTTGATTTGTTGCATAAATTGAGGAGCAATATTTGGTATATTATAAACCCCATCCATTTGAAGGTAATTGACAATGGTCATTGAGTGTAGTGATTGTACTTTCCCTTGTTCTTCAAAAGCATAGCCAAATGTTTTATAGTATCTTCTTATTTTATTGACCTCTGCAGGACTGGGAGCACTTAATTTAACAGTGAAACCCATTAAATCATTCGCTATAGAGAACGCTTCTCCTCCTGATTGATTAGATAAGGAAGGTGACGTAAGAGCCATATCGGCAAATTCAGCCTTCTGCTGACGATAAAAGTTCTGTTCATCAGCAATTTTAGATCCAATTGTTAGAGGGTTTAAACCCCCTCCAAGTAAGGCATAAGCATCTGTAAATACATTTGTAGCCTTTTCCACAACATTCATTGAATCATCTGCAAGGGTGTTTTTGATATTTTTTACTCGCCCTGTTAATAATTGAGATTCAGCATAAGCCCTTCTATTGGCATTATTAGCTAAACCTAGCTTATAGTTATCAGTTAAGACAGGAACTTCAGTCCAGTTATTATAAGTTAAACTGTTGTTTAAGAAAGTACCTTTTGCCACCTGTCCTTCATCTTTATCCCCACTAGCCATCCAATTGACTGGAAAAATAGAGATTTGATTGGCATATCCTATGCTTGTAACCATCTGGAAATTTAGACCTGTTTCAGGTAAAAAACCTAAGTCCAAATCCATGTTTTGACCAGTCCAGTTATAAACTTCAAGAGTGGCGTATTCATTTCGTAATAAATGTTTTTCATCTGTAGGAAAACCTAAGTAACCTAATATTTGTTCCGGTGTCCAGGAAAATCCTGAAACTAATTGGTTTTGTGAATTTCCTCCGTTAACAAATTTTTTCAGATTGTTGTGAGTTTTACCATTAAATTTAGCAGCTGATAAATCTTGTGTATCAATAAATGATTTAGGAATTAAAATGACTGATTTAATGTTTTGTCCAATCCAGGGAAAGTTGCTTATATCGTTAGAAAAGTTTTTAAAATCATCTAATTCAATCGCATATAAACCAACAGGAGAGACAATTTTATCGTATTTTACACCTTTAGATAGTTTAATTTTAGGCTTATTTTCAGTTCCAAATTCAGCTTCTAAGTCAACACTACACTGGAAGACACACATCAACTCTTTCCAAATAACTGATTTAGAATGAACATATTTCTTTGTTGTTGTTTTTAAAATATCGCTGTTTGTTCTTAACTCTTGTAAACGATTGTTGTATTCAGCTCTAGGTAAATGTTGTCTTTGAATGGTTACATTAGGTATGTTTTCTAAGACTGTTCCTTGTGTAAAACTAGCCATAACATCAATAACGATTTGTAAAGAAGTTACTTGATCATTGACATATTGAGTCGTCATGACATAAAAGAAGTGAGGCTTTCCTGTGAATCCGTCAATAAAACAACCATAGTTTACCCCTTCCGTATCAGCATACGGAATAGGGGCGTTAATGGTTAAACGGTCACGAACAAGGTTAAAATCTTTCTCAAATTCTTTTTTAGCAAATGTGTTATCTAACCAGTTTTTGTATTGGGTTGTATTATCGTAATGAACTGTATTGTTAAAATCTACCATAGGCGTGTTGTAATATAACGTTACTTTACTTAACTTCATGATTTTCCTCCTTAAGTTGTACTAAAGATGATACCTGATAAAAAGATAGGCTTGGTTCCGTTTACCCCAGCGATTGAACATAATCCACTTGGTCTAACGTATATTGTGGCGTAGTCTGAAGCATTAGCAGAGCGACATGGTAGCCTGAATTGCATTTCGTAAGCTCCAGCTGGTGGTCTAAAACCTTCAGGTAAGGTAAAGCAATCTCCTGTTCCGTTACTAATTGTTCCCCTCATATAAACGATACCGTTTTGTTTCTTCACTTGTGGCTGAGTAACACTTGTGAATGGTTCTGTAACGGTGACATTCTGCCATGTGGTATCTACCACCTTGCTTTCTAAAGACGTTAAACGATTGTTTTGTAGAGCGTTAACGGTGTCATAGGTTGAAATAGTTTTTGTTAGTCTAGCATCTACTGATTCAGCTAATTCAGCTGATTTTGCCAATGGTATCCAGTGGTAATCATTAGGATTTTTTGATACTTCTAAATTAATGCCAACATATTTGTAGTAAGGTATATTTGGTGTTCGTGTGTCACCTTTTTCAATCTTGAGCCAGTCAATTTGACATGTGCCTGCTGTTGAATCTGGATACTGATAAATACGAAGATCTCTATGGAAGTTTGGCTGAAGAAACTCTGGTGTAAACGTTAGTGACCACACGTCTGTCAATCCCTCAACCGGTTTTAGTTCACCTAGTCTAAAAATCCCATAGTTATATAATGCAAAGGTTTGACTTGCTGGTTTTGTTCCTTTAAGTGTGATAGTATACGTTTGACCTATTACAAGTTCTTCTTCTGTATCCCCTGCATATATTAAGTACGCGCTAGATTTAATTGGAAATGTTTTTGTAGGGTCAGCAATATTCTTACCCAAAGCCACCTTACTCAAATAATATGGAGCGTCTAATAATGACGGGTTATCAATACTAGAAATTCCTGTAAAATCATTTGAATTAGAATAAAGAATTTCTACATCTAAATTGTTTATTTTATCTAATAACTCTTGATCTTTCAAAGCTAATTGGATAACTTCTCTTTCTAATTCTGCTGTCCTAAGGTCTATACCTTGTACATCAATTTGCATTTGAGCAAATAAAGTATTGATTTGAGCTAGCGTTGTTTCTACGGTCTCCAAGTTATCTTCTATCATAGGAAGTTCAGTTAATGTTTGTTCCACATCTAGAATATCTTCTTTTAACTGTTCTACATCTACCTCTAAGTTATTTAACATATCAATAACCCATTGTTCTGTTCCGTTATCAAAAAGCAATTCCTTGTAACGGTTTAAAATCTTAATGTAGATCTTACCTTTTACATCTGAAACAATATCCAATTCATGACTTGTATCAAGAGGTAGAGACGTGATATCTCTAACCCCTTTTGTTTTTCTGACGAAATCTTCCATATTAATACACTCCCTCAATTGCAAAAATAGTGAAGCCTCTATCGTTATCATCAATTGTGATTGTTCCGTCTGGTCTCAATGTTGTCACACGTAATTTGTCATAGCGTAAAACAATGTTGTCTCGTTGGTTTACAAAATTCATACGAATAATATAGGCCTCATTGGCATGGCTGGCAGTCGTTGAAAATGAAACAATGGGATTATCATGAGCTGGAACATCCACACAGAATTGCGAACCGCCTAATCCATGAAAATGAAATCTTAACCGTCTGAAACGTCTAGTTGATACAGCTAAGTTCATATTTTGACCTACGGTAGCATCAGACGTTCCAGCATTCCAAAGGATTGTTTCTTGAGGGATTCGTTTCCAAAACAGAGAGTTTGTGTTCCCGCCTCCTTCTCCTTCATTTTTAGAAGTGTTTAGGTAGTAAATAGAGCCTGTTTTTTGAATAATCATAATATAGGTTTTTCTGCGATTATCTTCCCCGAATACTTTTAACGTAATTAAATCACCTGGAACAGCATCGTCAGGTACAGGAATTAAGTCAGCCCAGGCATAAACAGTAGCGTAAATTCCTGGGGGGATTCTCCAAAAATCATATTTCTCATTTAAATAATTATCTTTATAGGCATAACCTCTCGCCTGTCGATACGTATCAGCTGACATTAAACCATTTGAAATTTCGGTAGCTAGTTGATGAGGGTTAACACCATCCCCATCACTATGCATGCCGAACTCTTTTGCTAATTTGTTAACAGCTTCTTTGAGCTTTAGAATTTCTTCTTTTGTGTTCATGTTTTTCCTCCTAGTATGAAATGATATTTGTTAATGTTGCATGTCCTACAGGTTTTAACGTTGCTTTACGTGTGGAAATGTCTATACTAACAACATAGAAGCCAACTTGGTTATTGGTGTTTGCTTGTGATTCACTTCCTGGGAAAGCTTGACATAAGCTGATAGAGTTAAAACCTACCAACTCACCTTTATTATAAACTTTGTCCATGTGTTGATGACCATGAAAATAACCAACAAACTTAGATGTAGGTTTAGCTTCAAAGGCTTCTAAAATATCAATTAATTCTTGCCCGTTCTTCATATTTACACCATGTAAGTTGTGATGGCCTAAAACAAGTACATGATAATTTTCTTCCAGAAGATTTAACTGTGTTCGTAACCAACTTAATTGAAGAGTAGACACTCCGCTTGTAAAAGTGTTTGATTCTTCCCAGGTGATTTCTGTTGTGTTTAAGTAAACGATAGCGACTTGTTTGTTTGGAATTTTATGAACCCCATAAGGAGCATTTCCAGCGATGTCTGCTAGCGTTTTAGCAGAAAGCATCATACCAGCGTGTTCAGGTTCCCACATATAAGGCATGCCACCAACATCATGGTTACCAATCAAAGCAATAGTATCAACAGGTTCGTTTAATACTAAAGCATTCATGACTTTACGATAAGCCATCTCGTTTGCATATTTGATTTTAGATGGGTCAATCATTCCAGATTTATCAGTTAGTTGACCACTTAAACCGTCAATGTTATCACCCATATAAAAAACAGTGTCTGTTTCTCTCGCAACATCTTGAATGTTTGCGATGGAATTATAATATTGTTTTGATCCAAAGTTGTTATAATCTGTTCGTAAATGAATATCTGTCACTAGTGTTAAGTTTGTAATGTTAGGGTTACCTTTTACCAAACTAGCTTTTACTTGTTGTTGATTTGTTTGTAGCGTTAATGTTTTGTCATATTGATCGAATCCACCAATCATAACGGTAGATCCATCAACATTTATTTCGTCCACTCGATCAATTAAAGTGTTAACATGTTCGTCAAGTTTATATACCAATGCATACAGGTCTTTTACAAATAATCCATCGTCTTTTGCTTTTACAGCGTTTTGAAGTTCCATAACCAACGGTTTTGGTAGTAAGCTATTTAACTGACCGTCTTCAGTTGCTGCTGAAATAAGGACATCCGCTTTAATTTTAATTACTTCTTCTAGGTCTAAACTAGGATCAATGTTATCAATAAAATCACCTACCTTAGTTAAGTCAATCGTGTTTGTGTCTTCAACCTCTACATCTCTATTAATTAAACGAGCAATCAGCTTCATCGCTGCATCTAACTGTTCATTTAATGCGCCTAAATACTCGAGATAGCTTTCGGCATTGGTTGTAAAATCTTGTTTAATATTGTAATTAGGATTCCCAAATCGATTTAAATACATTTCTATTCTCCTTTACCATGTTTGTAAGAAACATTTTCTGTCATATTCATCAAAATAACTATTCCATAACCCTTGCATCTTTTTAAATGTATCAGCATTGTAATTGGTTGCTGAATTCTCAGTATTTGTTGTATCTGTTCCATTACTATTTGATTGATTGTTGTTTTTGCTTATAGAGTTATCATCAGCATAAGCCATATCATGCTTATCTAAGTTCAAATTTACTTGATCTTGAGGTAAAGTAGTATTAGCAGAACGGTCACTTCCTTCGCTAGTTGATTGGTGTTCACTGACGTGTTCGCTTGAACCTTTTGATTTATTTTCATTAGATAAAGCACTTAAGAAATTATGGTAAATAGCTTCAATTTCCTGTTCGTGAATGATAGAGCAAAATACCACTTGAGAAGAAAAGTCTTCAATGGTTTGTCTACCTATCTCTCTATTTAAGAAACGATTTGTAAAAGCTTTTTTGAAAAAATGATCCACTTCTTGAGTTGGGAAGCGATAATCAGCAAAAACTTCTTCTGTAATAATTTGTTCTACGTCTTCATCAAAACGTAACGCTTTTTGAATAAAGCGATGTTGTTTGCTGTTGCCTGTGTACTTGTTTTCGTTAAAGAATTCATTCTTTCCCTTCTTTATTAAATTGGCTCGCAAGATTTGCATCAAAGAGACTGTTGTCGCCCCCATCGCTTGAACCTCCTTCAGTCATTACAGTTAATGTTGAAATAGCATTATCGTCAAATAATGGGTGAATTTCAAATCCGTAACGTTTATTTAATAATTTGCAACTGTTGTTTCTAGCGGTTAAATAGATGTTACCGTTAGCGGTTGTATAAGCTTTTCCTGAATTGCTTTCTGTTTCAGTTACGCCACTTTCTTTATCTACACCTAACGAACTAAAGCCCAGAATAGCATTCAATTCGTTCAAAGTGTTTTGATATTCTCTTTTTAATTCAGCTAACATTCCTCCAACATTTGAGTTGTTCCATTCTTTGATGTGTTCGTCTGGGTCAAAAAATCCTGTTACTTTAGTAATGGGTGACCCGTTATAAAGACTTTCGGCTATGTTGTTGACTGTTTGGTCATTAGGCTCTCCTATTAGGAAAGTGCTAATTTTAGCCTGCATTTTTAAGGAATAACGTGATAGAACGATTTCAGCTAATTCACTTGTATAGTGCTGAATGATTTCATAATCACTATTATAAGCAAAAACTTTATTTCTAATAACAACAAAGTTACCGGATTGAGCACCGTCAATGTCAGTAATCTCCTTCATTCGTGGTAGTCGTTGATCTTTAGGAATGACCCACTGAATATCCTTACCGCTTAAAGGTTTAGTAATCAAAATATTTGCTGGATCTGAGGGAGTCAGTTTTCGTTTGGAAATACCTAATATACGAATGTTACCCTGAAGTGTTTCTCCTATGATAACATCGTAATTACTTCTAAGCATCACTTCCACTTTTAACCAATCAACCTGTAATTCTGGGTATTTATAGCCATTATAATATTTTATCGTTGTTGGCAATAGTTCAAGATAACGAGAATAGAAAATGCGGGCAAATCTATTTCTATGATTTACAACCCGCACATCTATTTTCTCACTCAGTTCTTGTTCTATGCCTAAATCTCTAGGCTCGAACATTTAGTTACCTCCTGTTGTTTTATTCTGCTGGTGCTCCTGTAATTAAAATCTTATTGTAAAACGGTGAAATAGCTTTAAATGAATAGTAGTGAATCCAATGAGTTACTTCGTCAAATTCTGGGTTGTAGAAAGGCTCTTTTAACATACCTTTTGTATAACGGTTGTACTTAATAGCATCTACGTCAAAGACATAAGCCCAAAGTTCAGATGATGGTTTGATTTCTTCAAATTTACCGGCTTCTAATGCTGGTAAGAATTCATTGACATCAAAGGTTACTACAGAACCTTTAGGGATGATATCTGTTTCTGTTGTTTGATAATCACCTAACTCTCGGAAAGCTTTAACAGCTGCAGCAGATAAGGTAATATCTTCTTTTGCACGATAAGCTCCACCTAAATCTTCAAATGAAATGATATGTTTAGAGAAGTCAATACCTTCTGAAGCGAAAGTGTTTGCTAGTTTTGTGTTCAACAGATAAGATTTCATTTCATCAGTTGTTAGGATTGCCAATTTAGATAATTTAGAGACAGTGGTGTAGCGAGCGACGGCTCCGCCAGAAGCCAAGCGAGCTTCATTGTACTTGTCTGAGTTGTTTTGTAAGTTCATTAAAGCAGTAGAAATTTGATTGAACAAATCTTCTTTAGATGTTGCTGTACGGCGAGCCTTAGCAGGTGTTACTTTCTCAGCATAATCAACTAACATCGCACGAATTTGGCGTTCTTCATCAACGTTGATATCTGAAATGCGTTTTTTATAGACTCCAATAGCATATTTAACTCCATCTGACAATTTAGAGAAGTTCATTCGTTGGTCATTGTTGTTCAAAGTAAATTTCATTTTACGTAAAACACCAGGACCATAAAGCTTGGTAATCATTTTAGGATAGTTGCGCTGTAACATTAGAGTAGCGTCTTTTGATAGATCCATAGTTGTTGGAATTGTGTCACGAATAACATACTCTTCGGAGTATTGACCTATAAAATCAACTTCTTTCGCTAACCATTCAAATGAATTACCTAAAGCAGATTGAATTAAAGCTGTTTCGTTTAGTTTAGGGAATAAAAACTTATTAATAAATGTCTCAAACTCTGTATCAACGCTTGTCCAGTTTGTTCCTAATGTCCATGATCGTCCTTGTGTGTGGTTAAAATCTTGTAAAGCTTGTGCAATATTTGTTCCTAATGTCCCCATATTATCCAATACCTCCTAAGTTTTTGATTTCGCTTTCGTATTCGTCAGCGCTTGATGGGTCAATGCTCATTTCAGGCGTTAATTGTGGTGTCTTATCAAAGTAAGCTGGTGAGTGAGAGCCTTTAGTGAAGTCTTTCAACTCGTTTTGTTGTTCTAATTCATTCATTTATTTTCTCTCCTTTATAAGTCTAGTAGTTTTTCGATCTCTTCTGGGTCTTCTGTTTGTTGTTCTGGTTGTGATTCTGGTTGTTGTTCTGCTTGTGGTTCTGGTGCTTGTTCTTCTTGTGTATTGATTGATGTTAAAGCATCCACTTGAGCTTGAAGCTGTTTAACTAAAGCAATGAGTTCGTCAATTGATTGAACGTCTGAAACATCTTCTGATGGTGGGTTTGCAACTTCGTCTGAAACTGGTTCAGGATCAGCAGTCACTTCTTCAGCTGGCTTTTCTTCCTCAGCTGGTTTTTCTTCTTTAACTTCTTCAGATTCAACTTCATCAACAAGTTTGTTTGTTTCTTCATCTGCCATTTTATCCCTCCTTAAAAATAATAGCCAACGAGTTATCATGTAATATTTAGTCGTTAACAATGAACGCTGTTTTGTAGTTTCTCGATGGCTTGTCTATATTATAACACACTTTTAGAATTATGTGCAAGTTGTTTTGAATTAGAATTAAGTTAGAAAACTCGTTACCCTTGGTGGGGGTTCTGGTTAACGG